AGTTATGACAGACGAACAAAAAGAAATATTAAGAAAAGGATTGGAAGAAAGTGAAATGAAAGAACTAAAGGATGAAGAGAAGAGTAGAACGATTGATTAAGTTGATTAAAGACGAAACAGGATTAGACATCTTTAGAAACACACGCAAAAGAGAATACGTAGAAGCAAGGGCTTTATTTACGTATATGCTAAAGACCTACTTAGGTTACAGACTAAGAGACATACAGATTATTTACTCGCAGCATGGGTACGAGATACACCACGCTACTTTGATTCACGCAGTCAGAAACTTCGAGCCTGTATATGTTCCGTTCAACACACCGCTAAAAGAACTGTACGATAAGGCGATTAATCTTTTTGACACTAAGACAGACTTTAAGATTAGATACATTAAAAACAAAGTAGACCAAGTACCTGAAGAGAAATTAGATGAGGTAAAATACTTAGTAGACCTTTTGACGATATGAGAAACAAAGAAGAAAGATTAGCGATAATCACATCGCATTATCAGAAGTGGATTGAAACAGCAACAGATGAGTACCACAAAGCCTACGCACAAATAATGTTAGACAGTATATACAACGAGAACTACATACAGACCTTTCACGATTTAAGTAAGGTAGAACAGTTCACACAACCAAAAAGAAAATGGAACATATCCAAGAACTTAGGTGTATCCTTGAAGAAGGCAGGATAATAAAATACCTAATGACATCCGCATTAATAATAGCATCAGTAGAAGCTGCAATAATAGTTAAGTGTTTAGTAAGATGGGTGTACAGATAACCAACGAGGACAATATGGAACTAATGGTAAGGTACGAGGACAATCACTTTGACCTTGCAATAGTAGACCCACCCTATGGTATTAATCATTCTCAGATAGCGGGTAAGCAATCGGGGAGTAAATACGGCAATGCTGCTGCTAAGAAAAGAGACTATCAAATTAAGGATTGGGATAGTGAAATACCAAACGAGAAGTACTTTGATGAATTGTTTAGGGTCAGTAAAAATCAGATAATTTGGGGTGCTAATTATATGACAATGTATTTGCCACCAAGTATGGGGTGGATATTTTGGGATAAAGATAATGGTGATAATGGATTTAGTGATGGTGAATTGGCTTTTACGAGTTTTAAAAAAGGACTTCGTAAAATAAAAGTAACTTGGAACGGTATGCTACAGTACGATATGAAAAACAAGGAGGATAGATTTCACCCAACACAAAAACCTATTAGATTATACGAATGGCTTTTAATGAACTACGCTAAAGAAGGCGATAAGATATTAGACACGCATTTAGGAAGTGGAAGCATAGCAATAGCTTGTCACAACTTAGGATTCGACTTAACAGCCTGCGAGTTGGATAAAGATTATTACGAAGCTGCACTAAAGAGAATAGAACAGCACCAAGCACAGCAACGATTGTTTTAGAACAAAATTTGCATTTTCATTCGTTATATAAGTAGTTGATTAATCAATATTTTTTCAGATGTCAAACTTAGGAGGTAAAAGAGAGGGAGCAGGACGTAAGCCAAAAGAGGAAGAGAAGAAACTCATAGAACGCTTAGACGCAATCATAGACCAAGAGGAGGTAGTAGAAATATTACATAGAAAGATACAGGAGGGAGACCAACGTGCTTTAACCTTGTATTTCAATTACCGCTATGGTAAGCCAAAAGAAAGTGTCAATCTTACCTCTGAAGGGTTTAACATAAACTTCAGGGATATACTAAAGTTTGATTAAGCTACAGAAGAAATACGAAGTCTTTAGAGACTCCGATAGTAGGTACTTTGTAATTACAGGCGGAAGAGCAAGTGGGAAGAGTTTTAACATCTCGGTTATTCTTTTGTTACTTACCTTCGAGACTGACCATGTAATTCTATTTACACGCTACACATTAACCTCAGCAGGCATATCTATCATACCTGAGTTCTTAGAGAAGATTGAGTTATTAGGATTCGAATCTCAATTCTACATCACTAAAGACGAAATCGTAAACAAAGCTACAGGAAGTAGGATAGTATTTAAAGGAATCAAGACAAGTAGCGGAGACCAAACAGCATCACTTAAATCTATTCAAGGAGTTACGACTTGGGTCTTAGAGGAAGCTGAGGAACTAACAGACGAAAAGAAGTTTGACACTATTGACTTCTCGATAAGGTCTAATAAACGACCAAATAGGATTCTACTCATTCTTAACCCTACCACTAAGGAGCATTTCATTTACAAGAGGTTCTTCGAGGAGAGAGGAATACAAGAAGGAAGCAACATAACGAAAGGAGACACTACTTACATACACTCTACTTACTTAGACAACCTCGAACACCTAAATGATTCATTCGTGCAGCAGGTGGAAGCTATGAGGCTTAGAAGACCTGAGAAATACAAGCATCAAATCTTAGGTGGGTGGTTAGACAAAGCAGAGGGGGTTATCTTTAGTAATTGGGAGATAGGAGAGTTTAAAAGAATAGGTAATAGTGTATGGGGTCAGGATTACGGATTCAGCAATGACCCTACGACCTTAATAGAGACCAATATAGACAAGTCTAACAAACGAATATACCTAAAAGAGTGTTTCTACCTACCTCGACTGACAACGTCCGAGATAAGCCGTTTAAATAGGCAATACGCAGGTGATGGGTTAATCATAGGAGACTCAGCTGAACCGAGATTGATTACAGAACTAAGACGTGAGTGCAACATAAAAGAAGCAGTCAAAGGTCAGGGGTCGGTCACATACGGGATTAGTTTAATGCAAGACTACGACTTGATAATAGACCCTAACTCTACGAACTTAATAAAGGAACTAAACAACTACTCGTGGTTAGAGAAGAAGAGCAACACTCCAATAGACGACCACAATCACTTAATAGATGCAGCGAGATACGCAATCAGTTACCAACTTAAAAACCCTAATTATGGAAGCTACGCAGTCAGATAAACCAAAGAACAAACGTTTATCATTAACAGAGCAAGAATTGTACATTGTCTATCAACTACTCATTAAGGGAAGTTTCTTAATGGAACATAACGGTGATGCTCAAAAAAAATCTTACCGAAGTCTTTTTGATAAAGTAAAAAAGCATTACATTTAGGTGAGAGTTAAAGTTTGGTTTAGAAGGCAGCCCCGTAAGGCTGTCTTTTTTTATACTATAACCTTACAAAATAAAAACATTAGTAAGGGGTAAGACTTACGATGAGGTGTAAATCCTCCTTTTACGGCTCACAAACTCGGAAGCGAAATCGTTTCAAATTCGGAAACTAAAATCAATCTTCAATTTCGTTATATAGATATACAATAGTATGAAAGTAGAAATCAACGTGCCTGATTCTCTTCGTGAGATTCGATTAGAGCAATATCAGAAATTCGTCAAGTTATATGACGGAGAAGTAACAGAGGAGTTTATGGCTCTGAAGATGCTTGAGATATTCTGCGGGGTTAAGTTAAGTGATGCGTACAATCTAAGATACAAAGACGTAGACGGTGTAGTTCAAATCTTAACCGAGACACTAAACGACAAACCTCAACTCGTTAGGACGTTCTTCATGGACGGTGTAGAGTACGGCTTCATTCCTAACTTAGACGATATGTCTTTTGGGGAGTACATTGATTTAGATACTTACTTGGGTGATTGGCAGAACATCCACAAAGCGATGGCGGTACTATACAGACCGATTAAGTCTAAGTACGGTGAGAGGTACAATATAGTCGATTATCAAATCATTGATTCAGAGATGATGAGAAAGATGCCAATGGATGCTGTACTCGGAGCGGTGCTTTTTTTTTACCGTTTAGGGATGGACTTATCGAAGGCTATGATATCTTATTTGGAGGAACAGGAGGAGAGTCGTATAGTGCAGTATCTCAATTCGGAAGAAAGTGGGGTTGGTATCAATCAATATACGCACTCGCTCAAGGCGATATTAGACGATTTGAGAATATCACTGAACTAAACGTACACCAATGCCTTACCCTGCTAACATTCGAGAAGGAGAAAGCAGAGATAGAAGCACAACAAATGAAAAGCAAGTTTAAATGAACGGATTCTACAGAGTAACAGATAAGATACGAGAAACACTCCAAGCGGATGTGAACTGCAACACCGTTACCTATGGTGATATCACACAGGTCGATTTAAACAAGCAGACGATATTCCCTTTAGCACACATCATAGTAAACTCGGTTACAAGTAATGATACGGTACTGACGTTTAATATCTCAGTTCTTGCTATGGACATTGTAGACGTTTCTAAAGACGAAGACGTAAACATCTTTGTAGGCAACGACAACGAACAGGACGTTTTAAACACTCAACTCGCAGTTCTTAATAAACTCATTCAGAAACTAAGAATCGGGAACTTATACGTAGACAAATACCAAGTATTAGACGATGTAGTAATAGAACCCTTTAGAGATAGGTTCGAGAATCAGATAGCAGGGTGGACTGCAACAATGGACATAGTCATAGAAAACGATGTCAATGTTTGCTGAAACTCAAAAGGCTTTAAACAAGTTCGCTAAGTACGTTATCCAACAAGCGAAGACGAATCTCACTAAGCAAAAGAGAAACGCAAGCGGGAATCTGTACAATAGCTTAGACTACGATTTAAAGGTATCTAAGAACTCGTTTAGTTTGGAGTTTATAATGCAGGAGTACGGGATGTTTATCGATGAGGGTGTGAGGGGTTCGAAGTCGAGTTATCCTGAGAGTAGAAACTCAAGATTCGAATACTCAGGTAGATTTAAGACCATACCTACAGCTGCACTCGATAAGTGGGTTATCAGAAGAGGAATTAAAGGAGTAAGAGACGAGCAAGGAAGATTCATTAAGAGAGACAGTTTAAAATACGCAATAGCAAAGAGTATATACGAGAAAGGAATAAGAGCAAGTATGTTCTTTACTAAACCATTCGAGAAAGCGTTCACTAATCTTCCACCTGAAGTAGTAGATGCCTTCGCATTAGATATAGACGATTTATTAGAATTTACGACATAGATGGCAACAAAGATTAACATAAGAAGTCCGTTTTATTACAAGCTAACGAACGCTAACCTTGCGAGTGCTGATTTAAGCGTCAAGATAGGTACAGGCTTGGTAACATCGGCTGTAGAGAGATACGAGTTAAATAAGACAGAACTCGGCACTAACAACTACGTGGTGTTCGAACTCTCAGAGTTGATTAGAGACTACATCACTACAGAGTTCTCAGGATACAACAATGAGCCTGTATGGGTAAGATTAGATTACATCATCTACAATGCAGCGGGTGGAGTGGTATCGAGTGGTCAAGATGACTACTTAGCATTTGCAGGATATGTAGAGTACGATGGGGGAATACAAAACAATACCGTAAACACGAATCAAGGCTCACGTAACAAACTATTCTCTAATAACAAGATATTCATTCCTGATGGCGAGACCTTAGTTGTGCCTGTATTATCAGAAGACGTAGCGGATGTAACTTTTACGGGAGACACAACAACAGTAGTCACTACAACCTCAACGTCAGATACAGACTCTAAGATAGCGTATGCGAGCGTTAATTTGTCAAGTGTAGGTAATGTATCAAACGTCCTTATAGAAACCATTACAGGCGATATAAACGTGCCTGTTGAGGTGATTGATTGCTCTAAGTACAACCCACTTAAAGTGACATTCTATAACAAGCATGGCGCACTACAAGACTTGTTCTTTTTCGCTAAGAATATCGAAAGTGTTTCAAGAACTGCTGAGACCTATAAGTCAAGTGTATATAACGCAGGCACTAACTCTTACTCTACTACACAACACCAATACACGAATCTAAACGTAACAGGTAGAGAAAGAATCACACTAAACACAGGCTATGTGTCTCAGGATTATAACGAGCCTATTAAGGAGTTAATGATGAGCGAGAAAGTGTGGCTTACTCAAGGGGGTACAGTTTACCCTATCCAAGTACAGACATCTTCGGTAGAGTTTAAGAACAGATTGAATGATAGCTTAGTTGCTTACACAATAGAAGCGCAATACGCATTTGACGCAGTACAGAACGTAAGATAATGCAGACACTACAAGTTTACATATCAGGGGAGAGAGTTGATTTGTTCCAAGACGAATCTGTATCTATTACTCAGACCATTAAGAACGTCAAGGACATCGAGAAGGTGTTTACTCCGTTTACAAGGGATTTCTCACTTCCTGCTTCACCGACTAACAATCGAATCTTTAAACACTATTACAATTATGATATAGTAGGGGGATTTGATGCACGAGTAAGAGTAGAAGCAAGATTAGAACTCAACTACCTACCCTTTAAGGAAGGAAAGCTAAAACTAAACGGTGTCGATTTAAACGGAGGCAAACCTTACGCTTATAAAGTTTCTTTCTTAGGAAACACGATTGACTTAAAAGAAATTTTAGGAGAAGATAAACTAAGCGACCTTGACCAATTAGATGTAGACTTAGCCTATGATGCGGACACGATTAAAACACAACTCACTACACCTGTAGGTGCGTCTACTAAATACGCTATACCACTTCTCACCGCTACACAAAGACTATACTACAATACAGACCCTGCTCAAATATATTTGGATTCGGGTAATTTGTTTTTCAGTTCCTCTACAAGACAAGGAGTACGATTTGACGAACTAAAGTACGCAGTAAGACTTGACGAGATAATCTCAGCAATAGAAAACCAATACAACATAACCTTTGCCTCAAGTAGCTTCTTTAAGAACACCACTCACTATTCAGACATCAACAATTTATATATGTGGTGTCACCGTAAAAAAGGTAAGTTAAAGATAGAAGGCTCTACACAAACACAGGTGCTATTTGCAAACGACAGCAAGTTGGCATCGTACATATCAGATAACAAGTTTGTAGTAGACACTATTTATGGATTAGATGTTGTTTTCAACACCACCGTATCGAGCGCAAACTTTATATACGACATTATAATCTATCAAAACGGAGAACTCGCACTTACCGAAAATCAGGTCACAGGAAACCGAATCGTACGTGTTCCAAGTTTTGAATTTGAGGACGAGTTCGAGGCTTACATAGTTACCTATGAAAGTAACGCAAGTTTCACGCAGCTGCAATGGGAGTTTGTTTTTGAAGACGACTCAGGGCAACCTCAGGTATTAACAGATACCTACAACTCCACAAACACAACATTCAATTCGGAGTACAAGTTCAACATTAAAGAGCAAATACCTGAAATGAAGGTCATAGACTTTCTATCGGCTCTCTTTAAGATGTTTAATCTGTTGGCTTATGTAGAAGATGATGAGATTCAGGTCTTACCCTACAATGACTACTACGCAGAGTTCAATCGTGACGGTTCAGCAAGACGTGAGACATTCGACATCACTAAATATGTAGACCCATCAGAATCACAGGTAGACGTAGCACTTCCCTATAAGGAGATTCAATTCTTGTACTCAGACACCGAAACGATATTGGCTGCACAACACGAGCAAGAGATAAGCGACACCGCATGGGGTAAATTAGACTACACCGACACAGCAGCGGAACTCTCAGGAGGGATTTACAAAGTAGAAGTACCTTTTGCACATATGAAGTTTGAGGCTCTGTTAAACGAGTTCGACACTTCAGATAACTTACCTATTCAATGGGGGTACTTTGTAGACGATAACGAAGAAGCGTACTTAGGTGCGCCTCCTGTGTTTTACATTCACACTCCAACAGTTGCTAAAAGCATCTCATTTGCTAAGAGGAATAGTTACGAAGCATTAGACATAAGCGGAGGGATAAACTGCCCACTAAGTTCTAAGGGAGTAACTGCTACCGATAATAATATAAACTTTAGAGCGGAGTTTGGAGAGACCTTAGTCTTACCTACACAATCACCAACGGTATTTACTGAGACTTTATTCAAGAGATTCTATCAAACCTACATAGAGGAGATATTCGCAATCAACAGACGATTGACAAAAGTAACAGCCTATTTACCTGTAAGCGTTCAGATAAACTTAGAACTATACGACAGAATTAAGATAGGCGACAGAGGGTTTAAGATAAACTCAATGACCACAAACTTAAAAGACGGTAGAACAGAATTTGAACTAATCAATTTATGATAAAGTCGATATTAGAAATGATGCAGTTCGCTGACGGTGATACAGAAGATATTCGTATCGCACAAGGCAAGTATTATTTACCCGAAACAATCAAAGACACCGCTAAGAAAATCAAAACAGAGTACAGATGGCACAAAAATACATAATACAGTTACAAGCCAAGACCGATAAGGCACTTGATGGCATTGAAGACCTCAAGAAGGAAATACAGAGTCTTAATAAGCAAGTAGTTGAATCCAATAAGAAAACAGAGGATGGTCTTAAAGGTGTGGAGGGTGCATCTAAGGCTACTGCTAAAGGTCTGAAAGGTATAGGTCTTGCCATAAAGGCTATTGGCATCGGATTGGTTCTTGAAGCGTTCACTAAATTCAAGGAGGTACTTGGACAGAACCAACAGGTGACCAACTTATTTAACACAGCATTTGAGTCTCTATCTATTGCGTTTAATGATTTTATAAACTTCATTAGCAATAATTGGGAGAAAGCAACTAAGCCTGTTACAGACTTCTTTGGTTCAGAAAGCGGTCAGAGAGTTAAAGAGTTTGCCCGAATCATTACGGTAGAACTAATAACTCGTATCAAGAACCTGATTGAGGGTATTGGTGGATTAGGCTCGGCTTTATTTAAAGTATTTAAAGGAGACTTTAAGGGTGCGGGCGAAGCTGCTTCAGAAGCGTTAGATAACTTTGGTGATGCGCTTATGGGTAACGCTGAAGAATCAATTAAAACCGCTGAGGTTATTGATAATTTAGCACAAAAGGTATCAAACTATGTAAAAGAAACTGTAAGGGCTGCTCAAGCCAATGTTGAATTAGCAAGAACTGCTGAAATAAATGCAGCTATAAATCAAGGGTTAATTGAGCAATACGACAGACAAGCTGAACAGCAACGTCAAATTCGTGATGATGATAGAAACACTATAGAGGAACGTATAGCGGCTAATCAAAAATTAGCTGAAATACTAAACGAACAGCAAAAGGTTTTAGAGCAAAATGCTCAAGCTGCAGTAGCATCGGCACAAGCACAGTTTGACAAGTTAAAGAATGATGAGAATGAGATTGCGCTAATTCAGGCTAAGAACGAATTAAAAGCCATTGAGGCTCGGATTGAGGGGCAACGCTCTGAACAATTATCTAACGCTAATGCTTTACAAAGAGAGCAGTTAGAACTTACACAATCTCAAATAGACGGAGAGTCACAGCGAGCAATAGACAAAGCAAAGTTTGACGCAGAGTTTATTCAAGGTGAGGTAGCAAGATTAGAGGCTCTAAAACAAGTAGCTATACAGGAGGCTCAGATAGAAGAAAAAAGACTTATTGATAAGAAAAACCTATATAAAGAAGGAACTCAGGCTTTTATAGACGCTGAAAATGAACTGTTAGACTTCCAACAAGCTAATGCTCAAACACAGAAAAAACTTGACCGAGATATAACAGAGTCTAAACTAAACACCGTATCTCAGTCTTTAGGTCAGATAGCTAACTTGGTTGGAGAGAACTCTAAGTTTGGTAAAGCTATTGCAGTTAGTCAGGCTATCATAGACACCTATGTGGGGGCAAACAAAGCACTCGCACAAGGGGGTATATTCGGTGGTATAGCAGCAGCGGGGGTTATTGCTTCGGGTCTTGCTAACGTAAAAACCATTCTAAGCACTAAAGAACCTGCACCACCATCATTTGCTTCGGGAGGAGGAGGAAGTGCAACAAGCGTTCCTTCACCACCACCTGCACCACCTGCGTTTAATATTGTAGGAGCATCACAAGGAAACCAATTAGCAGATGCAATAGCAGGACAGCAGCAAAAACCTGTAAAAGCATTTGTCGTATCACGAGAGGTGACTTCTGCGCAAGAACTCGATAGAAATGCAGTAAGGGATGCCTCTATCTAAAAAGCAAAACAACACCATAAAGACGTTATATAGACATGAAGATTATTGAACTCATCTTAGACGAAGATAACGAAATAGCAGGAGTAGAAGCTATATCAGTAGTAGAAAATCCCGCAATAGAAGAAGACTTTGTCGCCTTAGCAGACCAAGAGATTAAGTTGGCTGAGGTCAATAAAGAGAAACGAATCTTAATGGGTGCGCTTCTCGTACCTAATAAGCCTATCTACAGACGCAACGGAGAAGAAGAGTATTACGTGTACTTCTCAAAGGAAACTATCCTTAAAACGTCTCAAATGTACCTTATGAAGGGTAATCAGAACAACTCAACATTAGAACACCAACTCCCTTTAAATGGATTGTCGTTAGTTGAGTCTTGGATTGTAGAAGATGATGTACACGACAAGAGCAGAAAGTACGGAATGGAAGTTCCTGTAGGTACTTGGATGGGTTCGGTCAAGGTCAATAATGAAGAAGTTTGGAACGACTACGTTAAAACGGGTAAGGTAAAGGGATTCAGTATCGAGGGATATTTTGCCGATAAGATGCCAAGACCACAAGAGTCAATCGAGGAGACCTTAGCTAAAATCGAAGAAGAAGAAGCTGAGACACTATTAGCTACTGTTAAAGCGATTATCAAAGGAGACAAACGAGTCAAAGGTGGCAAGAGAACAGAATTAGAATCTTACTCAGACTATCCTGATGCGGTTAAGAACAACGCTAAGAGAGGAATTGATTTAAACGACAAAGAGAACAATAAATGCGCCACCCAAGTCGGTAAGATTAGAGCGCAACAACTCGCAAACGGAGAACCTATATCAGTAGAGACTATTAAGAGAATGTACTCTTATTTATCAAGAGCAGAAGAATACTATGATGAGAATGATACATCCGCTTGTGGCACTATTTCGTATTTGTTATGGGGTGGCAAAGCGGGGAAAAGATGGGCTGAGTCGAAACTCAAGGAGTTGGATTTAATAGACCTTAAAGCACCTTGTCAAGACGGCTACGAGATGATAGGGATGAAAACTAAGAACGGACGGTTAGTTCCTAATTGCGTACCTATCAATGGCTAAACAGACAGTCGTACAGAAAGTAGTCAAACCTAAGAAGTTCGGTTTACAGGCTAAGACTAAGACAAGCAAACTAAAGAGTTCTAAGAACTATAAAAAAGCATACAAAGGACAAGGTAGATGAAAAATACATCGTATAAAGTACAAGCTGACGTAGACTCAGAAGAAGTAAGACTTCAATACCAAATCGAGGAAGGTGCTTACGTTACTACCTCATCGGGGGTGTGGACTGTTTACAACGGAGAGTGGGTTAAGTTATACCCTCAAGCAGGTCAAGGAACAGGACTCGGTTGGACTCGTTACGATGACGACCAATACACATCAGAAAGCAAACTCACTTTAGCAGATGGTGTTGAGGTGGTTTTACCAAACAACGGAGGGGATATCTACAGAAGCTACGATGGGATTGATTACTACAACCCTACGACAAACAAAGTATTGGGCGATAATGCTAACGATGTTTATTTGTTTACTGTGGTATTTAAAGCATCAGCAGCAAACGCTAACCAAACCT